ATGGCTAAGACAGCAGCATGGACACGCAAAGAAGGCAAGAACCCCAAGGGTGGCTTGAACGCCAAGGGTCGGGCCTCTGCGAAAGCGCAAGGCATGAATTTAAAACCGCCCCAGCCGGAAGGCGGCTCACGGCGCGACTCCTTCTGTGCAAGGATGACTGGCATGAAGAAAAAGTTGACTTCAGAGAAGACAGCCAAAGACCCAAACAGCCGGATTAACAAAAGCCTAAAGGCATGGAACTGCTAAGATGACTTCACCAGAAATAGCCACAGCACGCGAGTTAGCGACACACACCGCTGATATTGCGCATTTACAGTCCGACATGGATAAGATGGCGGCTGATATGGCTGACATTAAAAATACGCTTGTTGAGATACAGAAAACACTGTCCGAGGCCAAAGGTGGCTGGAGAATGCTCATGCTGCTTGGCGGGGCTGGTGGTTTAGTTGGGTCTGCCCTAACGCAGATTGTTCACTCAATTCCGGGCTGGAGTAAGTGATGCCTTCAAGCAGCAAGAAGCAGCATAATTTTATGGAAGCGATTGCACATTCGCCATCGTTTGCTAAAAAGGCGGGAGTCCCACAATCCGTGGGGCAAGATTTTGCAAAGGCCGACAAAGGCCGTAAATTTTCTAAAGGTGGCGATATGATGAATGCAAAAATGAAAATGTTTGAGAAATCAGGCAAAGACGTTGAGAAAAAAGGCATGAAAGAAGGCTCTAAAGCCGACATGACTTTTGATAAAAAGCAAATGATGGGCATGAAAAAAGGCGGCATGGCTGAAGGTGGTATGTCTGATACTGCACAAGATAAAGCCATGATTAAAAAAGCGTTTAAACAACACGACGAGCAAGAGCACAAAGGCGGCAAGGGTACATCCTTGAAGTTGGCTTCTGGTGGTTTTACCAAAGCTGCTGATGGTATTGCCCAGCGTGGTAAGACTAAAGGCACCCAGATCGCTATGTGTGGCGGCGGTATGGCTTACGGCAAGAAGAAATAATCATGTTAGCTAGCCGTGGTATGGGGGCTATCATGCCCTCCAAAATGCCTAGTGGTAAGCGTAAAGCTCGCCGAGATAACACCGACTTCATTCAATATAAGCGGGGTGGCGCAGTAACGCCTAAGCCAGTACCATGCTCATGCCAAGGTAAAAAATGACCACTACCGGCTCAACGCTCTTTAATCTTGACTTCACGGAAATTGCCGAGGAAGCGTGGGAGCGTGCGGGCCGGGAGATGCGGTCTGGTTATGATTTGCGCACAGCCCGTAGGTCTATGAACCTGATGACCATCGAGTGGCAGAATAAGGGCATTAACATGTGGACGATGGAGCAGGGCTTCATCAACTTAGTTCCGGGGTTGGCTACATATGCACTACCTGTGGATACGATTGATCTGTTAGAACAGGTGATCCGTACAGGACAGAACGCAGCTTCTACGCAAGCAGACCTGACCATCACACGTATTAGTGTTTCTACCTATGCCACTATTCCCAACAAGCTGCAGCAAGCCAGACCTATTCAGGTTTGGATTCAACGTTTGTCTGGGCAGGTTAACCCCACAGACTCACTTTTAGATGGCGCTTTAAGTGCCACGGCTACCACTATTACGTTAGATACCGTATCTGGTTTGGCTGGATCAGGCTTCATCCGGTTAGATGAAGAAGATATCTATTACACGTACATTACTGGGACTGTTCTAGGCGGTGTGTATCGGGGTCAGAACAATACAACGGCTGTTTCTCATTTAACGGCTACGGCGGTATTTGTGCCGCAACTCCCTGCGGTAACGGTCTGGCCTACTCCTGATAACTCCACAACCTACCAATTTGTATACTGGAGACTGCGCCGGGTTCAGGATGCTGGGGCTGGTGTAGAGACTGCCGATTTAAACTTCCGCTTTTTACCGTGTGTTGTGGCTGGGTTGGCGTATCACATAGCGGTCAAGGTTCCTGAGCTTATGCCAAGAATCCAAATGCTCAAGCAGATGTACGACGAGACTTTTGAGATTGCTGCCGGTGAAGACCGGGAGAAGGCTGCGGTGCGATTCGTCCCACGCCAAATGTTCATTGGTGGTAGCTGATGGGAAATAGGTTTGCTTCTGGCAAGATTGCTATTGCGATGTGCGATAGGTGCGGGGAGCAGTTTAAGTTAAAGTATCTCAAGACTGAGATTATTAAGCAGCGTAAATATCAGTTGCTGGTCTGTCCTGAGTGCTGGGATCCGGATCAGCCGCAGTTGATGCTAGGAACATTCCCGGTGGATGATCCACAGGCTTTGAGAAATCCCCGTAGGGATACGACTTATGTTACTTCTGGTGTAAATGCAGCAGGTAACTTGTCTGGTGGTTCTAGGGATATTCAGTGGGGCTGGAATCCGGTGGGTGGATCGAGGTTTTTTGATGATGGACTGACACCAAATTATTTGGTGGCAACGACATTTGTTGGTACAGTAACGGTATCTTAAGGAGTTTGAACATGGCATATACAAGATCAGCAGACGGTGTTGCTAAACAAGGCAAGACCAAAGGCAAGAATTTAGGCGATAGCGGCCCAACAGTGGCTATTATGAATGGCCCTGCAAAGCATACCGTTGGTAAGCTGAACAAAGACATGAAGACCATGGGTCGTGGCTTGGCTAAAATTGCTAACCAAAAGCGGGGTTAATCATGGCTACATACAAACAACCTGTCAAAACAGCGCCTGCTGTTAATAGCAGACCCAACGCAGACGAGGCTGGTAACGTCAACATGAGTGTTGGCAACATTGTGCGTAGAGAGCCGCATCCAACTAAAACCACGGGTGTTGTCACTCGCGGTAATGGCGCAGCGACTAAAGGCCGAGTTGCTAGAGGCCCAATGGCATGAATTACGCCCAGCTTGTTGTTGCAGTTTCTGACTACTGTGAGAACACGTTTCCCACGGTGGATATGGATGTCTTCATCAGGCAGGCGGAGCAGCGGATCTATAACACTGCGCAGCCAGCAAACTTACGTAAAAACGTAACGGGTGTTCTGACGGCTTCAAACAAGTACCTTCAGTGCCCTGCTGACTTTTTGTCGGTGTACAGTCTTGCAATCTATCCTACGGCTGGTGGTGATTATTTGTATCTTTTAAACAAAGATGTGAACTTCATGCGGGATGCATATCCCAATCCCGCCTCAACGGGTAAGCCAAAGCATTACGCCATATTTGGCCCACGTTCAGATAATGTGAACGAGTTGTCGTTTATTCTTGGCCCTACGCCAGCCATTGCGTACAACACAGAGCTTCATTACAACTACTACCCAGAGTCCATTGTGACCGCCAGTACAACTTGGCTTGGCGATAACTTTGATTCAGTCCTGCTGTACGGAACCATGTGTGAGGCATTGACCTACATGAAGGGCGAACCCGATATGCTCAAGCTGTATCAAGACAGATACGTTCAGGCTATTGCTCTGTACAAAAACCTTGCAGACGGCAAACAGCGTGCCGATGCATACCGCGATGGTCAAATTAGAGTGGCTGTATCGTGATTGTTCAAACCCAGACCACATCGTTCAAGGCGCAGTTGTATCAAGGCATACATGACTTGACTACGGATGTTATCAAGATTGCGCTGTACACGGCCTCTGCCAACTTGGATGCGGATACAACGGTGTATTCATCTACGAATGAAGTTCCAAACACGGGCACTTACGTTGCTGGCGGGGCGATATTAACGCCTATTACAGTAGCTTCTTCTGGGTACACGGCGTATGTGGGCTTTCCTAATATTTCGTGGACAGGCGTTATCACGGCTCGGTGTGCGTTGATCTATAACGTCACCAAGGGTAACAAATCTATTTGTGTTTTGGACTTTGGGTCAGATAAAACTTCCAGCGGCACATTTACAATCACCATGCCAGCTAACTCAGCAACGGCAGCACTTATTCGTTCTTCTAATTAAGGAGTCAATATGACCACCGAAAAACTCAAAGCTACTGACATTGTTTCCAGTGGTCTGACTTGCAATACCAAAGCCGGTGAAGCTGCACAAGCCACGGGCGTGTACCATATTAAGTGCCATGACAAAGACGGTAACTTAAAGTGGCAAGCTGATTCCAAGAATCTGGTGGTAAACGCTGGTCTGGCTTACATGGCTGGAACGGCTCTGACCTCAGTTGCACAGATCACCACTTGGTACATTGGCTTGTACGGCGCTGCGGCCTCGAACACCCCTGCGGCTGGTGACACGATGTCTTCCCACGCTGGATGGACTGAGGTTGTGCCTTACAGCAATGCAACCCGTGTGGCTGCTACGTTTGCTACTGCTACAACAGCTAACCCATCGGTTGTGACTAACTCTGCGTCTCCTGCATCGTTTACGATCAATGCCACATCGACTGTGGGCGGGGCTTTCTTGACCAGCGGCAGTGCTAAGAGCGGCACGACTGGGACGTTGTTCTCGGCTGCTGACTTTGGCTCCCCCGGGGATCGCTCGGTTGTGTCTGGAGATTCACTGTCTGTGACCTACACGTTCAGCTTGGCTGGATGATATGGCGGGTTGGGGTTCCGGCTCATGGGGACAAGTAGGCTGGGGTGACTCACTCTACGACTCCTCCGTTTCCGAAACTGCCACTGGCACAGATGCAGTAACAGCGTTAGCGGCCCTTGGAGCTTCGGTCAGTGAGACTGCCACGGGGACGGACGCTGTATCCAGTTTGGTACAGGTCAATGCGGCGGTTACAGAGACAAGCACGGGCACGGATGCGGTTACTTCGGCTCAAGGGTTTATAGCGGCGGTGACTGAGACGGGTACGGGTAGTGATGCGATTACTTCTACTGCGACTTACGGGGTATCGGTTACTGAGACGGGGACTGGATCAGATGCGGTAACAAGTACTCCCACATACGGGGCTACAGTTACAGAGGCTGCTACGGGTACGGATGCAACGGGAGCGAGTTTTCAGTTCTTTGGGACTATTGACGAGACAGCCAGCGGTTCGGATGCAGTTGTCTCAGCGTTGTCGGTTAGTCCAAGTGTTTCAGAAAGCGCCAGCGTAGCGGATTCTGTTGGGGCGGCGCAGGGTTTTGCAGCTAGTGTGTCGGAGTCGGCAGTTAGCGCGGATACATTGGCGGCGGCAGCGGCGTTTATAGCTTCTGTTGTAGAGTTGGCAACTGGGACGGATACGGTAAATGGGCGACCTTTCTGGGAAATTATTGATGACACGCAGACCGCAAACTGGCAAAATATCAACGATGCACAGACTGCTGGTTGGACGCAGGTAGATGATACACAGACAGCCAACTGGACGGCTATCACAACGATTTAGGAGTACTAGATGACAACGGCATATTCTTCGTTATTGGGCCTTGCGCTTCCTGTACAGGGTGAGCTTGCAGGGCAGTGGGGTGATACGGTCAACGACTACATCACAAAGTATCTGGACGCATCTATTGCGGGTAGCCTGTCAATTACAGCAGACGTTACGCTGACAAAGACCACTGGCACTACTTTGGGAGCAGCTTCCTCGCAGTACGCCATCCTGACTTGTTCGCCGTCTTCGGTAAACATTGTTGTTACAGCTCCGGCTGCGTACAAGATATACGTAGTAAACAACACATCTGCCTCCTATACGGTCACGATTCGGGGGGCTACGCCAACTTCTGGGGTGGTTTTAGCTGCGCTTGAGAAAGCGGTTGTGGCTTGGAACGGCTCGGATTTCTTTAAAGTAGCCACCAGTGCAACTGACGGCGTAAGCACATTTTCCGCAGGCTCCACAGGCTTAACGCCAAGTTCAGCAACCGCTGGCGCAGTCACATTGGCTGGGACATTGGCTGTTGCCAACGGCGGCACAGGTATCACCAGCTTTGGTACTGGCGTAGCCACAGCCCTTGGCGTTAATACAGGCTCTGCTGGCGCTTTTGTCGTTAATGGCGGGGCACTCGGCACACCCAGCAGCGGCACAGTCACCAACCTGACAGGTACAGCCTCTATCAACATCAACGGCACTGTGGGTGCTACGACTGCGACCACGGGTGCGTTTACTACGCTGAGTGCGAGTGGGAACGCCACGTTAAGCACAGGGGCGACTCCGACAATGACGCTTGGAAGCGCGTTTGCAGCCAACGCCGCATATCTCAAAATGCTGGGTTCAAACGCAGAGAAAAACTGGCAAATCTCAATGTCGGGATACGCAGCCAACACGTTTGAAATTACGCCAAGCACGACCAATGGCGGGTCTACATTCACGACTCCTATTTTTAGCCTGAACGCCACCGGCCTAGCAGTAACCGGGACGCTGAGTAGCACATTTGACGCAACCATATACGGCGTCACCGTAGGCCGTGGTGCAGGTGCTGTGGCTACCAATACTGCGGTGGGTGCTAGTGCTTTGGCGGCTAATACGAGTGGCGCACAGAATACAACCGTTGGCAATCAAGCAGGTGCAACAACAAATGCGGCGTATTTAACTGCTGTTGGTTACCAAGCGGCGCGTTATAACACTGGCGATGGCAATACAGCAATCGGCACAAATGCTCTGCTTGTAAGTGGTGGAACTGGCGGCACAGGCTCAAACAACACAGCAATTGGTAAAGATGCCCTATACACTAACACCACAGCCTCTAACAATACTGCTGTAGGTTATCAGGCTGGGTATAGTAATACTACAGGGACACAAGATGTTTATCTAGGTTATCAAGCAGGTTACACCAGTACAAGTTCATACAATACAGCAGTTGGTTACAAATCGCTTTTTGCGAATACCACGGGTCAAGAAATGACAGCCATTGGAAGATTTGCTCTTACAGCAAACACTACTGGAAGCGAAATCACCGCAGTTGGTACTGGGGCATTAGGTGCAAACACAACTGGAAATTTTAATACTGCTTTAGGTAACAACGCACTTGCTTTAAACACCACAGCATCAAATAACACAGCGGTTGGTTATCAGGCGGGGTATACAAACGTAACTGGGGCTTCTAATACCAGCATTGGTTATCAGGCGGGGTATAGCAATACAACAGGTACAAACAACACAGCTATTGGTTATTTTGCAGGAAAAGCAATCACCACTGGTAACTACAACGTGTCTGTTGGTCGATTGTCAATGGACAATTCTGCTGGTGTGACGGGTGATGAGAACACTGCGCTTGGCAACGGCACAATGCGTGTGATAACTTCTGGCGCAAATAATACTGCCGTTGGAAGCGGAGCGCTTGGTTCAAACACCACAGCCTCCAACAACACTGCTGTTGGTTATCAAGCGGGTTACACAAATAGCACTGGTAGTGAAACAGTTGCCATTGGATACAAAGCACTTTACGCAAATACAACCGCAGTAGAAAATGTAGGCGTTGGTGTATACGCTTTAACAACAAACTCAACAGGTCGCTCTAATGTATCTGTTGGTACAAGTTCTCTGTACTACAACACTACTGGCTCATACAATGTAGCGCTTGGTAAATCTGCATTAGAGTCCAACACCACAGCCTCCAACAACACTGCTGTGGGTTATCAGGCTGGGTATGCAAATACAACAGGTGTTAGAAATACAGCTATTGGTCGTCTCGCTGGGTATTCAAACCAAACATCAAGCGACAACGTTGCTCTTGGTTCTACTGCTTTATATAACAGTACGGGTGGCTCAAATGTTGCAATTGGTAGTGATGCTCTCCAAGCCAACACCACAGCCTCCAACAACACTGCTGTGGGTTATCAGGCTGGTTACGCAAATACCACTGGTCAAAATACCGCTATAGGAAATGCTGCTTTATACACCAATACCACAGGTACTTTGAACACCGCTGTTGGTTTAAATGCACTTTACGGGAATACTACAGGCGGTAACAACACGGCTTTAGGTCAATCCGCCCTTCAAAACAACACCACAGCATCTAACAACACTGCTGTTGGGTATCAGGCGGGGTATAGCAATACAACAGGAACTGGAGGTGTTTTGTTAGGCTATCAAGCAGGCTATAGCAGCACCACAGATAGTTTTAATATTTTTATTGGCTATCGGGCTGGTTATACAGCAAACCTTAATGGGGGTAGCTCAACCCTAAACTTGGCGATTGGTGCAAATGCTGGTTATTCTCTGACCACGGGAACAAGAAATAATTTCATTGGGAATGGAGTTGGTGGGGCTGGTGCTGGCTATTACGTCACTACAGGCTCCAAGAACACCATCCTCGGTGGTTATGACGGCAACCAAGGTAGCCTAGACATTCGCACAGCAAGCAACTACATCGTCCTTTCAGACGGTGATGGGAATCCACGAGCTTATTGGGATGATAGTGGAAAAGGGTTTTTTGCGGCTAATATTAAAGTTACGCAACCATCATCTGGTGGTCATGCCATTCAAACTAATGCCGCAAATAATGGTGGAAATTATTACCATGTTTCGTTTCTTGCGGCAGGAACTGCTGTTGGTGAAATCTTATCATCTGGCACAACAACTACCTACGCAACATCATCCGACTACCGCCTGAAAAACATCACGGGCGCATTGACTGGTTACAAGGAACGCTTAATGTCTTTGTTGCCAAAGCAAGGCACTTGGATTGTTGATGGCTCTGAGTTCAGAGGTTTTGTTGCACACGATTTTGCTAATCCATATCCAAAATCAGTTACTGGCAAAAAAGATGCTGTAGATGCTGATGGAAAACCAATCATGCAAGCAATGCAAGCATCAAGTTCAGAAGTAATGGCTGACTTAGTAGCAATGGTTAAAGACCTAATTGCAGAAAACGAATCACTTAAGGCACGTTTGGATGCCGCTAATCTTTAAACTGAAAGGTAAATTATGACGACTTTTTCCACAACCATCACTTCAATGTACACATTGAATACCCCATCACCTGACTACGTTGTCAACGTGCTGTATGAAGTCACCGGAGTATCTGGTGAATACACTGCCTCTATCGGCGGCAACACGCAGTTTAACTCTGCTGACCAAGAAGGCCCAGTGACTCCATACGCTGATTTAACTGAAGCAATTGTCATCGGCTGGATTCCTGAGTCAGCCATTACAAGCGCACAGCAGTGTGTGCAGGGACAACTGAATTCTTTAGCGAACCCGCCTGTCAGCCCTGCAAATACTGCTTTGCCTTGGAGTGCAGCATGACCCTCGATCTTGACATCAACGAAATCAACTTCATCCTGCAAACGCTTGGGCAGTTGCCCTCCTCCAGCGGCGTGTGGCCCTTGATCGTCAAAGTCAAAGAGCAGGCCGAAGCGCAAGTGCCTGTAGCAGAGTGAAAGAAGCCGTCATCATTGTCCTGTTAGGGGTACTGGTGATGGCGTATGCGGCAAGCCTGTGTGATGTGGGCGAGTTCAAGATTCTGGCTCAGACAACGAACGACCCAACGGTGCGTAAAGATGTAACGCTCAAGTGGATGAAGGCTCACGCAAAGGACTGCTCTAACCCGCAGTTGGTAGCGATGTACAACCATCTTGCCGAGTGGCTTGGCGCGGCAGATAACTTTGAAATCAGGGGTTTGATATATGAACAATACCGAACTGAGAAGTAAGCTGACCTTTGTCGTCACGAGCATGGTGGCTGCAACGCTGTGTCTCTGCGTGCTGGTGATGGTGCTGGCGCTGATTCTTGGCCTATGGGCCGCTGAAGTGGATAACAACGAGATTTTCAAGCTGATAAGCCCCGCATTTCAAACCATTATTGGAGGCTTCATCGGGTTATTGGCTGGTGTAAAACTGAGCCATGATGAAGATGAGAAGTGATCGATGCTGTTCGTTGGTATCCAATCCTTCCCGTGGTTGGTTATCCAACAAAGACAGACCTTGTTGAGCAGAAGATGGAAAAGCACAACGTAGAACAATGCAATTTGGCAAAGTCAGCGATGGCAGAGCATAGGCTTCATGTGCTGGAGTTTGAACTTTATTGCAAACGGGCAGACCAAGCCAAACTAAGATTAGAGATATTTCAAAACAGAAAGGTGGACTTGCTATGTTAGGACTAGACGCCATGTTGGGAATAGGCTCCAAGCTCATTGATAAGCTGCTCCCCGATCCCGCTGCCAAAGATGCGGCACGCCTTGAACTGATGAAACTCCAGCAGTCGGGTGAGTTAGCGGCTATGACTGCCCAGACCGAGATCAACAAAGTCGAGGCGGCAAGCAGTAGCATATTCGTTAGCGGCTGGAGACCAGCAATCGGATGGGTCTGCGCCTTGGCGATGTGCTATCAGTACCTTGTGCGCCCGTTCATTACCGCCTTCTACCCCGCCCTCACCTTCCCCGGCCTTGACGAAAATCTTTGGCAGTTGATGATGGGTATGCTGGGGCTGGGCGGCTTACGCACATTTGAGAAGGTCAACAATGTCGCAGCTAAATAACCAACTTACAGAGCACTTCTCCCTTGCGGAACTGACCCACACGGATCACCGTGAGTTTGACAACGTACCTAATGAGGCCGAATATGAAAATCTTAAACGACTTGCAATCTTTCTTGAAGAAGTCAAAGCCCTCTTGGGAGGCCGTCCAGTTATGGTTAATTCAGCTTTTAGAAGTAAGCAAACCAATGATGCGGTTGGTAGCTCTGATAAGTCTCAGCATCGGCTTGGTTGTGCTGTGGACATCAGGGTTCCTGAACTGACCCCAGATCAAGTCGTACAAGCGATTAAAAACTCTGACCTACCCTTTGACCAACTCATCAGAGAATTCGATAGGTGGACGCACATCAGCATCCCAAACACCCCAGACGCCAAGCCCCGCAAACAGGCTTTGATTATTGACAAGAGTGGGACTAGAATGTACGCCTAATATGCTTAAAAAAATCATCTTCAGGCCGGGTGTAAACAGAGAAAACACCAGATACGCATCTGAAACGATGGGTAATCCCAACTCTGCTACAAACGTAGCCGGGGGTTGGTACGAGTCTGAGAAGGTAAGATTCCGCTCAGGTAGCCCAGAAAAGATAGGTGGCTGGGCGCGTATCTCTAGCACTACGTTCTTAGGCGTATGCCGTTCTCTGTGGAACTGGATCACGCTGGGCAGTTTAAACCTGATCGGGGTTGGCACTAACTTGAAGTTCTACATTGAGCAAGGCGGTGTGTACAACGACGTTACACCTATTCGGGCAAGTTCAACAATCAACAATAATCCGTTTGCCTTAACCGCCTCTACTACAGTTACGGTCACAGATACTTCGCATGGCGCAATTACGGGGGATTTTGTTACCTTTAGCGGTGCGGTAGACATAGGCAGCGGCAGCACAAACGTCACAGCGGCAGTGCTCAACCTAGAGTTTCAAATTACTGTTCTTACTGCCAATACATACACAATCACGTTGTCTGTAACGCCCAATGCTGCAGCCATTGCGGGTTCTCCCGGAGGTGGCGCTTCTGTTGTTGCAGCCTACCAAATCAGTGTTGGCCCAGAGTTTCAAGTTCCTTTGGTCGGTTGGGGCGCTGGCGGTTGGGGTCTGGGAACTTGGGGGAATGGCGTTACCTCTACCATTGCCCTACGGATATGGAGCCAGAATAACTTTGGTGAAGACTTGGTATTTAACCCTCGTAGCGGTGGTCTGTATTACTGGGACGCAACAAACGGTGTAACTACCCGCGCGGTCTTAGTCTCTAGTTTGGGCGGGGATGTGACGTTCACAGACAGTTCAAGTACAGGACTACCGACAGTAGTTACAGCCACCATCACGTTTACCGCAGGCGAAGGTCTACAATTTGCTGGCGGCACTCTGCCTACAGGTATTAGTGCGGCTACAACATACTACGTCACTGCGGTAGTTGGCTTGTCTTTTGGATTGTTAGATTCTAGTGGATCGGCAATAAGTACTTCTTCTACTGGCACGGATGTGTACATCTCTCTGATTGAGAACGTCCCAAGCGTAGTGAACTACTCATTTGTATCGGACGCAAGCAGGTTTGTATTTGCTTTTGGGTGCAATGATTACGGTAGTAACGTGCTAAACCCCATGCTGGTTCGTTGGTCTAATCAGGAATCTGTGACCGAATGGCTCCCAGCATCTACAAACCAAGCCGGTAGCGTCCAGTTTTCCCACGGATCGCAGATTGTCAGCGCCATTCAAGCACGGCAAGAGATTGTAGTTTTCACTGATTCTTCTGTGTATTCTTTGCAATATGTAGGCGCTCCTATTGTGTGGAGTTCACAACTTCTTGGGGATAACATTTCTATTTACGGCCCTAACGCAGTGGCTCTTGGCTCTGGAACCGTGTATTGGATGGGCGTAGACAAGTTCTATAAATACGATGGTCGTATTCAAACTCTCAGGTGTGATCTGCGTCAGTACATTTTCAGTGATATTAACAAATCTCAGAACTTGCAAGTTTTTGCCTCTACCAGCGAGGGTTTTAACGAGGTGTGGTGGTTCTATTGTTCGGCTGGAAGCTACACTGTAGACAAATACGTTGTCTATAACTATGCAGAAGATATTTGGTACTACGGTTTGATGGGCCGTACAGCTTGGCTGGATTCAGGCTTGAGGGACTACCCACTTGCAGCTACCTATGCATACAATCTTGTGAACCACGAAGAGGGTGTGGATGACAATATCACGGGTACTCCAGTAGCAATAGCAGCTTTGATTAGTTCTTCTGAGTTTGACATTGAGGACGGGCATAACTTTGGGTTTATCTGGCGGGTGCTGCCGGACATGACCTTCAGGGATTCAGATGGTGATTTAACCCCGCAGGCAACCATGACTCTGATCCCAATGCAGAACTCAGGCTCTGGGGCAAACAATCCACGTTCCACGGCTGGGACAAGCAACGCTACGATCCAGCGGATTGCCACGGCTCCTATTGAAGAGTTTACCGGGCAGGTCTATATCCGTGTGCGTGGACGGCAGTTAATATTCCAGATGGAGTCGAATAGGCTGGGTACTCAGTGGCAACTGGGCGCACCTAGAATTGACATCAAAACTGACGGCAGGAGAGGCAACACATGACGATGTTCAATGCTTCTGCGCCTAGACTACCGACTGCGCCACCAGAGTACGATGCTGCGTACCTGTCCCAGATGCTGAACATCTTGACGTTGTTCTTTAACCAGCTAAATGCGGTGCAGCCAATCATGATGGCTCAGTTAAACATTGACCTAAGCACACTTCCTACGGAGGCAGACTTACCCACTCTTAGATTGGGTGATGTCTATCGTGATACCAAAGACGGCGTGCAGGCTACAAGCCAGATGCTTCGCATTAAAACGTCGTAATTATGGCAAGAATACAAGAATCTGCTGCTGACGAAGGTGTAGTTGACACCGGAGTTAGGCAAGCGCCTACCACTTTAGCAAGCAGCTACGGCGGTAAAAGCCAGATGCTCAATCTTGCTGACATAGATAAAGTCTATCAGCAGATCGTGGGCCAAGGCACGATGGGGCAGTGGACTGGAAAAGGATGGGGTTCTGCTGACGCTAATGCTAAGGCTATGGCTGAGAATCTGGTTGCTTCTGGCATTACGGATATTAAACAGGTTGGGCAAAGCACGGTCACTGATCCCGGCTATACCAAACAAAGAGAAGATGGGAGCTACGAAGAAGTCGCCCCTGCCACCCGCACGGTCATTATCAATAAAGATACGGGTAAACCACTACTGTCTGACTATGCAGAACGTACGGATGGTAATGCTTGGTCGGGCACCTATACGGGCGGTGGAAATACGGCGTATCGCGTGCAGATGGATGCACAAGGCAACCCTATTTTCTACACCACGGCGGCTTCTAGCAGTAATGCAGACGCTATCATGCCGGTTATTGCAATTGCGATGATGGCATTCCCCGGTGTGGGGACGATGATTGGTGGGCAGCTTTTAGGTGCTATTGGGGTTACGGCTACCCCTGCTATCACTGCGGCCCTAGGCAATGCGATTATGCAGACCGTGCTTAGTGGCGGGGATATTAAGAAGGGTGTAACGGCAGCAGCAGCGTCTTATCTGGGCGCTCAAGCTGGTGCAGCAGCGGGCGAAGCGTTTTCAGGAACCGAGCTACAAGGGTTTGCCAAGAATCTAGCTACCAACGTTACCCGAGCCGCCATCACGGGCACTGATATTGGGAGCGCAGCATTGGGCAGTGCGGCTCAATCTGCTACAGACTACCTGACTAAAAACATACCGGGCTTTAAAGACCTATCACCTGCGGTTAAAAATACGATTAACCAGTCTATTTCAATGTCGCTGCAAGGTGCAAACATTGACCCAGCCAAGATGCTGGAGACTGCCATGTTAAACGGTGCAACTGCCTACGGCCTGTCTCAGATTACCGGCTTTGATAAGTTAGACCCCAAGCAACAGGGCGTTATTTCTTCTTTCCTGCAGACGGCAATCCGTGGTGGAGATCTGTCGGCTTTAGCTATGAGAACGGCTATTGGTCTAGCTAATCAGGAGGTTAGTCGTCAAGTTGCTGGTGAGACAGCAGCGGTTAAAAAAACAACACCGCTGACTAATGAAGAATTACAGTTTCTAAACGAAGACCAGCGCAGGATTTATGACCAGAGTGGAACGGCGGGTCTGATCGAATACAACCGTGCCATCAAGAATATGGAAAGTTTGACCCCTAGCGGTCGAACTGGTGATGATACGGGTGGAGATACGCTTACAGGTGGCGCAGATACGGTTACAGGTGTTGCAGGAGCGGATACTGCGGCCCTTCCAGCCAATCAAGTTGCTGCTTTAACTGGTGGTGATGGTACTGCTACCGTAACAGGTGGAACTGACGTAGTTGACTCGTTAATTGACGCTGGATTGGTAGATGACGAAAGCACTGATACTCAACTAACGGCTAAAGAAGTGAGAGATAGGGCTTTGGGCCTTACCGTGGATGATGGATTTGGGGGCGGAACAGATGAATCTGTCAGTGGTACTTATACTGGAACAGACACGCTTACAGGCGGCTCAGGCACCGATACCGTAACAGGTGGAGCAGATAGTACACGGTATGGATTGGTGTGGGATGCTGGTGCCGGTACTGAAGGAGCCGGAGACTGGGTTCAGGTTGATGTTGACGCATACCTTAAAGATCATCCTGATTTACGGTATGACGAGGTAACTGGAGAGTTTGCCCCTATTGATTCTGGCGCAGATACTACGACGGGTAGTACAACAGATGATGGGTGCGGTACTGGCTGGCATGCAGATCCTGATACGGGAATATGTGTATTAGATGATGACTCTGGCATAGACACTACGACTGGCGGGACAGATGACACGGTAACAGTCACGGGCCAACATACAGGTGAGTGGTTTGATCCAGATACAAATACATGGACATCTATAGCGGCTACCCAAGCCGCTAATCCGGGTTGGACGTATAGCATTACAGATGGCTGGACTAAGCCAACAACTAAAATAGAAGAAGTTACAAAAACAGAGTGCTTGCCGGGGAAAATACGCGATGCTAGTGGTGAGTGTGTCTGGGATACTAATTGCGGCACTGGCAGGCACTGGGATACCGACCTGAACATATGCGTAGATGACACTAAGGCGGCACTAGTCTGTCCTGCCGGTGAGCATGAAGAAGCCGGTATATGCGTAAAAGACACAGCCA